TGTAACACCATCACCAGTACCTATGATAGTAGCAGTATCATCTACTGTGGTACAAAAGAATGCTGGATGTGAATCAGCACTAGAATCACTAAGATTGAATACGTATGTTTTTCCTTTGAATAGACTAAAGTTTCCAGCCTGCTTACCATCAAAGTAATATCTACCACTAGCGGCCTTAACTACAAATGTCTGTGTTCCAGCAAGGGGAAGAGTTCCTGTAAGTTGATCACTAATAGCATAACCAGCATCTGCTGATATAACTTCACTACCTCCAGCAGCACCAAATTCTTGAACAGCACCACCACTAACAGAAATATTTGCAAGGAAATTTGTTCCACTTCCTCCTGTTAATGGAATACTCTTATAAGTTCCATCTGGATATCCTGTACCACCAGTCGTATTAGTAGTCCAAGAATCAATTGTAAAGTCTGCTTCTAATCCTGTACCAGTACCACCAGTAAGAGCAACACCACTATATGAACCTGTTTGATAGTTAGAACCACCTGCTGTTAAAACACCACCAATCTCATCAATGGTAAAATCAATAGTAGCACCACTACCAGAACCACTTGTACCTACAGAAACACCCTGATATGTACCTGGAGTATATCCAGTACCACCTTGAGTAATAGTTCCAATAAATCCAGCAACAGTCATGGAAAGAGAACCACCATCACCAGTACCACCTAATGTTGATACATCTGGATATGATCCAGCATCATAGTTAGTACCAGCAGTTTGAATAGCAACATATAATGAATTTAAACTATTCTTTTCAACAACGAAGTCCCTATAATATTTCGTTGCTCCTTCTGATAAGTCTGATAATTTCTTACTATTACTAACAAATCCAAATACACCATTGGATTGTTTGTATATACCTAAATCTGGATCATTTGTAAAGGCCAGACTGGGGCTGGAGACTGTACCATCTCCTAATTTTATGTTACCTGCTTGTAGGTCACTTCCTCCAGAAGTAACGTTAAACAGTTGAGTAGCGATGTCGTTGACCTTTACCCTCTGCATTTCAAGGGTATCGGTTCTCGCTATATTAATTGCTGGCATTTACTAGATCTCGTAGTAGGGACTTAATCTCGAAGAGTTCATTCTTCAACATATTTATGTCTTCTAATGCGGAACCTAGTTGTTTTGATTTCCTTCTAGCCTCTATTGCAGAATCATCATTATTAATGATAGCACCAGTGTTTTGGTCTCTTACAAGACCATCATGGCCTTCTACCTTCAAATAGTCCATACGCGGAATTAGAACGAAGCTACTGCTCTTATGTCTTGAATCTTAGGAACATATGCTGGATCTACTGATTTCATGACAACTTTAACAGCAAATGATGAGAATTCTGGTAGATCTGAAGCACTAAACTTCAACTCTTGATATGAAGATTGTTTTTCAACAACACCTGATATACTATTCTCACTATTTGCTACTTCAAGACTATCTGGTTCACCAGAAGTATTGAAATATACCCAATCAATATCCTCAAAATTCTCTTGACTAGAGGCTTTCTTGTATCTATAAAGAACAGCAACGTTGGAGATATCCTTAACATTAGATGTTAAACGAACATCAATAGCAGTTGCAGGACTACCAATAGAAACTTCTTTAGTTACATACTTAGAAGATGATGAACTATTCTTAGATGTATTCTCTGAAACAAAATCATCACCATCACTATATGAAATCTTACCTATTTCTAAGAATTTCTCTTCTCCAGATGGTTGATTAGGATATGCTGCGAAATCACCGACGCGGAAAATGTCAGCAACTTGAGACGCTACATCAGCATTTCTGTTGAAAAGAACATTATCTTGTATTCTTCCTGTGAAATCATCAATGATTGGTTGTGTATCTACTCTAAGAGTTAACTCTTGTGTTTTATTATTCCAAAGAGTTGTACTACCAGTAATCAAATTATCATATGTCTGAGTAATAGTAGATGGATTACGAGCAACAATGGTTGCAGCATCAGCAATATCTACTAATATTTGTGTTGGACTACTATCAATAGTAACATTTGTCAATGTAGATTGACCACCAAGTTCTACACCCTCACCTTTCTGGAAGAACTGACTTGTCTTAACTCTTACCCATACTGTAGTACCATCAACTTTAGCAATAGTACCTGTGGCCTTAGTTGCTTTTCCTTCAATAGTTTGATTGGAAGTTATAGCAGTACCACCATTTCCAGCAAGTTGGAAACTATAGAGTGGATAGAACTCAACAATTTGATCTCTTCTACCAAATCTATCTTCCTTACCAGATGCATTTTCTATTCTATTAGAAGATGTTATAACAGAAGCACTTGAAAGATCTACAATTGGACTCAAATGAGACACAGTAGATGAGATCCACATCTTATAAACCAGTGAATTAGATACACTGTTCAGAGTTTCATTAATCTTAGAAGCAATAAACTTCTGATTTGTAAAGTAATGAGACTCATTTAAGAATGTCTTCTCATAATCTGTTTGAGAATAAGAAGCATAATTGGTTGTTGTAGAATCTACTGGTATTACATTAGTAGTCTTAACCCAACTTTCTAATTTGGTTCCAGTAAATGTTAAGTAACTTACTTGTGGATATAAAGTTTCAAACTTTCTATTGTAACTAGAATATGTTACATCTCCACCACCAATAGTATTTCCTGCTGCTTTAGAAGTAGAAGTAATATTATAAGTGTCAATACCTGAGTTAGTTACTTGGAATAAAGTATTATTTAAAATATCTGCTGTTATACCACCAGTCTCTTTTGCAGATCTATAGAATACATAAGAATTTCCACTAGTTTCAAATCCATTGTCTCTATGATGTACTTTTAATACACTGTTGTTATTTTTGAATAATTTAGCAGTTGCATTAGTACTTGCACCAGCATTTGTTTCAAATGGATTAGCATCAAGTAATTCATAACCAAGACTCTTATTCTTAAGAAGTAACTCAGCAGGTCTTGTAATATCAAACTCGGCACGATATAACTTAAACTTAAGATCCTCAAATATATCTTCTGTCCAGTTATCTACGTTCTGTGATCGGTAAACCGAACCTAGTGATGGTTGGGTTGTGATAATTGTACTTGTTGATATGTCGGTTTCCCCTAAACGAGATGCCCACATTTCATAATCTACAGAATCAGTCTCTGCTGTTAGAGCATACTCAGTATCATTCTGTAAATATACTGGATTATCAAATGTAAAGTGTGATGGTGTTGTAGATTGTGTTATACCTACCTCATCAATTGCCACACCCATATTCACTGCTGGAGAATCAATCTCAATGAATGTTTCAATTGCACATCCACCTGCACCATTACCAACACCTTTAATAACTACAGATGGTGGTTCTGTGTATCCATAACCACTAAGAGATATTTCTGTATTATAAATTTTACCACCAGAGACTTCTATACGTGCAGTAGCAACTGAACCACCTGGAAGTTGAGGACTTTCTATAGTAAGAACAGCACTATCATAATTAAGTCCAGGATTAGTTACTCTAATATCTGATAACTTACCACTATCCTTAGCAATAGTTAATTTAACTTCTGTTCCTCCAGTAGCATTAGCCAATGTAACAGATGGAATAGTTAAATCTTCATTCTGTTGGAATGAACGTCCATTATGATTACTTAAAACAAGTGTGTAAACCTGTTCATTAGTTAGAGAGAATTTACCTGAAGCAGATGCAACTAGATCAACACCATTCTTATCAATAACTTTAAGAATAGGACCACTAGCAGCAGAAGATGCACCAGTTACTTTCTCATCTTTATATACTGATGCATTACCATTAGTATATACTTTAAGGAATGTATTTGGAGTAAGAGTCTTCTCTGTACCTGGAATAACATTCTTACCAGGCTTGTCACTATCTACATTAGTTAAGTATACTTTTACTGGGATATTAGTACTCTTCTTATTAAAGAATAGATCTACACCAGTTACAAATACACCACCTTCAAAGTTCTCAACCTTAAATGTTTGAGCAAGTGGATTAGGTCTAATTGGATTATCTGTATTACTATCAACCAATTGAACACCTTCATTTGCTTTGAAGTATGCAGGTTTTGTTGAAACAATACTAGATGGATTCTCTGGAAGAATACCAGTAGCATAATATGTAACTTCAGCATAAGTATCTACTGTTGCTTTATCTTCATCAGTAGAACTAGAAGTAAATCTAATTGTCTTAGAACCAGTAGTAACTCTTATTTCTTCTGCTGTACTGTCATAATCAACAGTATCAACATCTCCAGTCCAAGTAGCATTTTCTCTTGGAGGAGTACCAGCAGGAAGTAATATAATTCCACTAGCATTACCATACTCATCAGTAATAACTTCACCGTTGAATGCTGATAGTGAGTTACCAGCAATACCAGTAAATCTAAGATCAGGGTTAACCCAACGATTTACATTTCTACCTTCTAAGAAAACATTAATCTTAGTATTTGGTTTTAATCTTCTAACAGCAAATTGTATTGGGGTACTCTTAGCAAAGAATTGAAGTGCTGTTGATACAAGATTTCCTCTAACATTCTTAGTCTGTAATCCTTTACCAATATCATTATTCTGAGGACTAATATTAGAAGAACTTGCAACTGAGGCCAAGTTAATTGATGATTGAGCTTCTTGTGTATTAACTGTTCCTAAAGAATTAATAGAAGTAAATGATGGTGCAGTACCAACCCAGTTAACAACAAACGAGTTATGTAAACTAGAGAAACTCTCTTTAACATTTTCTTTTGCAAGGAAAATGGTATACAAATTAGTATTTGTATCAACTACCAATGGTTCTACACTCTGATCATACCAAGTATTAACATTAGGTGATAGTTCACTATCTCCAACATACTGAATAACAACAAATGGATTTGGATTTAATGTTTTAGATGCAAAATCATTACCAAGAAGACTTAAATGAGAATATGGTAATGTAATTACATCACCAGACTTCTTATATCCAGAAACAGATCTTTGATCTTCTCTTGTATTAACTTCTTGTAAAGATACAGAATCTTCTTTAGATTGTGGACGTAAAACAGATTGTTGTGTACTAATAGCACAATTGTAATCTAATGATGTAAGATTTCCAACTTGATGTGCTTCAAAGTTATCAACAAAGAATCCACTCTTAAAGCGATCCATACCAATTTCATCCTTGACTTGCATGTTTAATGCCTGTTGCTCAAGAATGCTTAACGTTGTGTAATATTCTAATCTCTCAATACGTTTCTCCAACTTACCAATGTCACGCATTGTGTAACGACGGTTA